GGATACTTCAGGAAACATGGATACTTCAGGAAACATGGATACTTCAGGAAACATGGATACTTCAGGAAACATGGATACTTCAGGAAACATGGATACTTCAGGAAACATGGATACTTCAGGAAATATGGATACCTCAGGAAATATGGATACTTCAGGAAACATGGATACTTCAGGAAACATGGATACATCAGGAAACATGGATACTTCAGGAAACATAAAGACTTCTGAAATAATGTTTCAACTATATGATAACTCAGGAAATACTTATAGCGTTACTCCTTCTTTTAGTTGGAAAATTGAAAGAATAGAAGTCATTCCTCTTTATAATGGATTTCCTAATGTTGTAAAAAATATTCTCTGGTGTTACAATGCGTATGTAACAATAAATGGTATCGAATATAGTGGATATTATTCTGGACTTTCGGTTCTACCACCACCAGATACAACATTCATTTCATATGAAAACCTAACATTACCTATTATTTCAGAATGGCTCGAAAAACATGTTGATATGGAATTTGTATATTCATTTATATCAAATCAAATACAAAATAACTTTTCGCCACCATTAATTACTCTTCCACTGCCGTTTCGATAATTTACTACTTTATATAAATAATACTAAAATATATATAAAATATATATGACAACAATACGCAAACCTAAAAATAAAAATAATACAAAGAAAATACCTAATCTTAATGCCAAACCACTTAATCTTAATGCCAAACCATCTAATAATGCCAAACCATCTAATAATCGCCTCAACTATCCAACTAATAAAGTTTCAAACAGAACAGTGAAAAGACCTAGTTCAAGGACTTCAAAAAGAACTCCAAAATGAAGTCTAAAAATATAATTATAATAAAATATCATTTATAATACACTTACTAATAACATTCCTATAAATAAAATTATTAATAAGAAACATAATATATACTTCAACTTTAACATATATATTATACTTTGTTTTTTAACCCTTCAACGTTTTCATAAAATCCAAATAATTTACTTTTTATAAAATATTTGTTATGATTTATGGTAATAAGTGTATATATAATTTTACATAATTTAACATTCATTTACAGACAAATTCGTCGGTAAAATTGTTAAAGGGTTAAAGAAAATATTTTCTTTTAGTTTTGAAACTTGTATAAAAAACTTTTCAATATAATTATCAAAATATGTGATATCAATAAATAAAAAATATTCATCATCATAATTCATAATAAAATCTTGTAAAATTATCGTTCATAACATTTATTTATAATATAAAAAAATATTTATATTGTAATAGTATAATAATATAATATGTTTAATTTGTTTGCCTTTAAGGGAGCACAAGATGCTGAAATGATACAAAATCAACAATATACATCTCCAGAAATAATTACTATTTTGTTTAATAAATCATTAAGTTTAAAATATGGTGATTTAATAAAAATAAAAGGATTTATAGTAGAAAAAGATAATATTAATAAACTTATGAATGAAGAATTAGAATTTACTTTTGGGTCAACATGTTTTAAAATACCTTTTTCATTTTTAATAAAAAGTAATAAAAATGGATTAGTTTATTTTGTTAAAAACGATGAAACAAATTGTTTTATTGATTTTCCGCATGATTATTTTTTTAATCATAAAATACCAATAATTCAATTACAATTTAGTGAAATTAGTGTTAGACTAACTAATAAAGTTTGCGATTGTAACGTTGAAATTGTTATGGATAAATATGTTTTAGATATTGAAGAAAGAAAACAACTTGCTTCTACTATACACCCAATAGAACATAATATAAGAAATATTAAACATTTAAAAATACCATTTAACAATCAAAACGAAAATATTTATACTTATAAATTAGAAACACAAATAGATTTTATAAACCAAGGAATATTTATTGTTAGAGATTGTGAACATGATATTCAAAATATAAATATTACATTAAACGATAATATAACAGCTTTCAATTATGATGTTAATTTATTGAATATTTATGCTGAAGATGTTGGTAAGTTAACTTATTATAGGTTTAATGTTGATGAAAAATATAATTCTAATAATATAGTTGGTTGTATAAATATGTCATTATTTGATAAAGTAACAATATATATAAGAGTAAAATCATTAAAAGATAACTATGAACCATATTTGGATATATATATGCCTTATTGGAATATTTTGATGTATAATCAAGGACTAGTAGGAATTAAGTATTCTGTTTAGTTGATTTTTATATTTTTTAGGTGTGTGTATTATGTTATGTGTTTTATGATATAATTTTAATAATAAGTTAATCATTTTGTAAATGGGTATAATAAAGTTTCCCAACAAAATAACATTTTTTACCGCTTTTAGTTATACAGTTGTCTTTATTAGTTTTATGATTTTTAAGTGATTTATTAGTTTTGCTAGGTTTATTAGTTTTATTTTTTTTTCGTTATATATAATAATAATATATACAATAATTTTTATAACTAAAATAAATTTAATTTACACCTTTGAAGATTTAAAATGGGACAAAATCCCATAAAAATTAACAAGGTTTGCCCTTTGCGGAGCGTGTAAAGTAAATAAATATAATAATATATTATATGCTATTCCATATTAACATTTTACCAATTCAATTGAAAATTATTTCAGTTTGTTAAAGTCAAGATTACAAAAGTAAAGAACCCATCAAATTTATGAAAAGTTTGTCTCATTTTTTAATCAGCATAACTATTATTGAACGACTAGTTTTGAAATATTAAGATATTAACATAACTCAAATATCCGATAATAATTTTATATAAAGATATATTTTTCCTAATATAAATGGGTAAAAAAAAACTGCGACCATTTGTTAGCATTTGTACACCAACATTCAATAGAAGACCATTTATACCAATTTCTTTTGAAATATTCAAAAATCAAAATTATCCTAAAAATCGTTTAGAATGGATTATTGTCGATGATGGTACAGATTCTATCGCGGATTTGATAGAATCAGCAAATATTCCACAAATAAAATATTTTCGTGTCAACGAAAAAATGTCTCTGGGAAAAAAACGTAATTATATGCATTCTTTAATATCAGAAAATTCTGAATATATAATCTATTTTGACGATGATGATTGGTATCCACATGACAGAATAAGTCATTCGATAGATATGTTAGAAAAAAATCCATCGTGTCTTATAGCAGGTTCTAGCGAACTATATTGCTATTTCAAACCATTGAACTCGAATGAATCCCCACAACTTATTCAATTTGGACCCTATAATGCAAATCATTCTACTGCGGGAACATTTTGTTTTCATCGAAAACTACTTTCAATAACTAGATATGACGATTCTAAAGAATTAGCAGAAGAAAAAGATTTTTTGAAAAATTATAATATTCCATTATTACAATTAAACCCACTAAAAACAATACTAGTATTTAGTCATAAACACAACACATTCGATAAAAGAACATTGCTAACGAGTATGCCGAATCCATTTATGAAAAAAAGTGAAAAGTCAATTGATATGTTTTTTCGTAAAGGACATCATATAGATGAAAAAATTAAGCATTTTTTTATGGAAGAGATAGACGAATTATTATTAAAATATGAACCGGGAGAACCAAAAAATAAACCAAACGTATTAAAACAGATAGTGGAAATAAACAACGAAAGAGAAAAAGTAATTCGTGAATCTTCTAATACTAATAAATTTATGACTAGTAAAAATGGTATTCCGAATCAACCAGTATCGTTTGAAGAAATACAGCAAATCATACACGCACAACAAAATAAAATAGATTATTTGATGGTATATATAAAAGAATTAGAACATCAAATAGACATATTACAAAGACCGTAATATTGACACAATAACATATATTATATTTCATCATATTCTAATTCATCCTCATCTAATTCATTAGATACTAAATCATCAACTTTAACATTCTTGTCTAGATACCTATATATACGTTTTACATCTAGTTTACATATATTGAGTGTTTGAAATAGTTCCATTACTTGATTTAATTTATCATTTTGATTATAAAACGATTTTCCATAGAGTAACCTTAACTCTTTGAAAAAAGCTTTCATATCTCGTTTATCCATATTTAATTCTTGACAAAAATTATATATGAATAGTTGATTATTGTATTCTGTTGAATATTTTGTTAATACTTTGGTAAATCTAACTTCTTCGGGTTGAAATTTACCACTATTATTTGGAAATATTTGATGATAAATATAGTTATTATAAAATGTTTTTATCAAAGAACTCATTTCATTAAATACCCATATTTGATTTTGAAATGTAATTCTATCTATGTAATCAGCATAACATATATTATCTAATGCTCTAATATAAAAATTAATATAACCCATATTTGTGTTTAACTCGGATGGTCGAATTGTTTCTAGTGTTTGAGTTGTCTCTAGTGGTTGAACCGTTTCTAGAAGTTGGGACGTTTCAATAATAGGAGATATATCGTTTTTTGTTTTTATTTCACGTTTCTTTTTTGAAGCATTTTTTTTTTCTTTGGGAAAAGGTTTATCTATATTATTTTTTGACAACGTTTTTGATTGAAGTGTTTTTACTTTAGTTGTTTCTGTGAACGTATCTATAATATTTTCATGATACAGAAGACTCACTATAGTACGGTCAGTTTCATTCATAAAAGTAGCGTGTTCTTCAATTGGTATATGATTATTTATTAAAGTGTGTGTTATTTTTTTTGCGTCATAATTATAAGATTTCAAAACAAATATAGCTGATATTATTTCTTCACTTAAAAGCTCCGGTTTTTTTTTATACAAGTTAACGACAAACTCTAATTTTACTAGATCGCCTTGAATATAGTTTAATATATTAGACTTCAAAGAAGGAGATAATTTGATTGGTACAAGTCGATGGAGTATTTTTTCTATTTGTTGGTTGGTTGGTGTTTTCAATTCAAATACATTACATACTTTCATCAGTTCTTTGATTTTTTTATCTATGTAATAATTACCAATACAAATAATAGGATTCAATGTTATATTTTCTGTTTTTTGTTTTTTAGTTTTTTTTTGTCTGATAAGTTTTATCAAAGAAGTGATACCGCCTTTATCTCCATTATTCATACCATCTATTTCATCCATTACGATCGCAATTTTTTTTATTTGACCGCTCATTAAATGTAAAACATTACGGTTTGATATATTATTACTCGTTATAGTTTCAATAAGCGATTTATTACGAACATCACCAGCATCATATTTTATAACATCATAGTTCAAAGACTTCAATATATCCATTACAAAACGCGTTTTACCACACCCTGGAGAACCATAAATATATATTCCTTTTTTGAAATTTATACATCTACAATTTGATTCAAATGAGTTCAATATATTTTTTATTTCATTTGCTACTTGTACTCTGTCTAATTCTATAAAATCTATATTTTCTGTATAACTATTTTCATAATGGTATGTTTTTTTCGGTTTATTAGTATTTATTAAGAGTGGATTTGAAATATTTTCTATTTGGTTTTGTCTTTCATTATTGAATAAATTATTTATTAATTGACTTTTTGACATTTAATAAATTAAGTTTTATATTATAAATCAAAAATATTTATATATCTTGTATTCAACCGCATATTTTTACATCTTTGAAAATTTAGAAACACAACTTCTTTATTACGCAGAAACTTTATAACCTTCTCTCTTATGTCTAGTGTTCTATATTATTTTTGTGGAAATATAAGAGCGTTGCGGTTTTATATCTTCAAATATATAATTACTTTATCGTCCAAATTTACTGAAATCGGCAGTAACTGGTACAAAATTTGATGTTTTAATATTAGACGGAGTAGCATTATAATTATTATTAAAGTTAGCTACATCTGTTGGTAATGCTGTTGAGAATTGATTTGTTCCTTTCATATATCCCATATTCGAAACGGTGTTGTCACCATTGTAATATCCTGCCGTTCCCCTATTATTGTTTTTTACACTGTCATCATAGTAAGTTGACCCATTTATTTTTGTAGAGTTCATATTAAAAGCCGAACTGATCCCACTTCCAACTGTTCCCGCTACAGATTGAGCGTCTTTTCCAAGAGTAGATGCTACAGATTGTATATCACTACCAACTGTTCCCGCTACAGATTGTATATCACTACCAACTGTAGATGCTACATTTTGAAGGTCTTTTCCAACTGTAGATGCTACATTTTGAACGTCTCTTCCAACTGTTCCAGCCGCATTTTGAACGTCTTTTCCAACTGTTCCTGCTACATTTTGAACGTCTCTTCCAACTGTTCCTGCTACATTTTGAGCGTCTCTTCCAATTGTTCCTGCTACATTTTGAGCGTCTCTTCCAATTGTTCCCGCTACATTTTGAGCGTCTCTTCCAAGAGTAGATGCTACAGATTGAGAGTTTTTTCCAACTGTTCCCGCTACAGATTGACCGTCTTTTCCTAAACTATTAACACCCCACGTATAATTATTTCCCGTATCAGGACTTAAACTTTTTGAATTGATAGACGATTTTAATATATAGTCGTCACTATATATTTGTTTATTATCATTCCAGAATTGTTGATAATAGTCACTTATATAATCATCTAGTGATTTTGAATAATCTATACACCCATATTGACAAGAAACGGTACTATATTTTGAAGAATCTGTATTATTATTACCTGTAGATAAATAAGATAAATACGACTGTAGTATATCCGGAGTTAGTACATTTGATATAGTAAACTCTCCATTTGAATCAAAATATGGAAAACCAATCAAATTATGATAAGAATCATATACGGGACCACTATATTTTGATATGTCTTTTATAGCAACACCACTCACATCATAAAATGGTGTATCTAAAATATTTCCGGCTGAGTCAAGCATAAACCCTACTATTGGTGGAACTGAAATCACATTTCCTACTTCATCATATACAGTTTTATTATTCGGAAAGTTCAATAAATTTTTTTTTTTGTCGTAATATAATGTTGAACTTTCAGGATTATCTACTAAAACACCACAAATATCATATACATCAATATTCAACTTTTTAGGATTCGAATTGCTATTTGACGGAGAGTTACTATTTGATGATGACGACGTTATGGTATTACTGAATGCCGTTACTTTATCCGTATATCCTTCTATATTCAACCAATTACTGAAAAATTCATATTTGTTATTGCTACTCGAGTTACTAATTTCATTGAATATTGACAACTTAGATACAAAATTTTGAAAAAGAATTGAAAATACCAAAGAGAAAAGTAATAATAAAAATATTACCAATGGTGATAATTTTATATTCATTTTATTAATTAATATATAATTATATAGATTGAAATTTAATATATTTGAAAATATTATTTTAGATAAACTATATAATCACAATATGCTAAATCAAAATTACAAAAAGAATAAAACGAATTATATCTCATAATAATACATTTATCACGGGTCAAATATACACGGGTCAAATATACAAGAATCATAATTACAAAAACCTCCGCAAAGAGCAAACCTTGTTAATTTTTAATGGGATTTTGTCCCATTTTAAATCTTCAAGGGTGTAAAAATGTAATAAATCTATTAATTACTATTTTTTTACTTTTGTATGTTAAACTTATTTCATTGAAACATTCATTAGCATAATTAACTATAGGTTCTATTTCATTTAATATCATTTCAGTTTCTTCTTTAAAATGTTCACGTGATGAATTTCTCAATGACTCGGTAAACCTTAATATAATATCACTTGTACCATTTACTAATAATTGAAGTACATTATATATTTCTTGTGACTTTGCGTATTTTTTATCATTTTTTTGTATTTGGATTTTGAATTCATTTTCTTGTATTTTATTTCTCATTAGTAATATACGAAGATTCCTATTACGTTCTACGTAATCATATGTATAATGTGGTATAATTACATGTCTCATATGAAGTATGTTTCTACATATACTCAACAAATCACTAATCAAAGATTCTTTTTTTGATTCATTAATATTTTTTTTTGAACGTATCATTATCACTATATTACGAGATGTTTCATTTGTAATTTCGGTAAATACTGGACAATCATTTGGATTAGTATTTTGCCTCATTCTTGTATTTGTCGTTCCTTGCCTCCGTATCCATTCAAAATAGTGTGGATTATGTATATTAACATTCATAATTCTTCGTGTAATCCAATCAAACGCAGTATTACAGTTTGTACAAAACATTTGGTTACAACCATCGATTTTGAAAATACCCATATTACATTTTGGACACGGTTTAGTGTCTTTTTCAAGTAACTTTGCTGTTGCTAAATCATCTGCTTTACAAACATGTCTAGATAATGATTCATTATTTTCTGTGGTTTCTTTGGATTCTTCTCTTGTATCTTGTTGTATTTCATCAACATATTCATTTGTTATATTGTCATCTATAGTTAAACTATTCGTATCCTGTTTAATCACAACATCATCACCATTATTATTTAACGACTGATGACAATATTTACAATATTTCGATTCACATATACCACATTTCCATTGATAATTGAGAAAACCATTACACCCGTTTTTTGGACAAGAACGTATATATTGTTGTCTTTCTTGCGTTTTTTTATTTGATAATTGTCGGCTCTTTGATACTAATGAGTCATATATTTTATTCAAACTTGCTATTTCAGCACTAATTTTAGTAATTTCTTGATAATTTTTTTCCAATTCGATTTGATTTTCTACATACGGTTGAGTTTCTACGAAAAGTGCCCGTTCTTGTTCTAGTAACACATCTTCACGATGAAGTTTATATTTAGTTGTTAAAAATGTTTGAGGAAAATTATCGGATAAGAATTTACGACTCCACTCACGTGAACAATTCGTTCTTATATTCATACAATGTGGTATAGGCTGTTCTAAAATATAAGTCTTACAACATTCCAAACAAGCTTCAAAATTACAGTACATACATTTGACTAGTTTGTGTTTAGTATTGTTTATTTTATTAGTACATATTTGACATTCCATTTTGTAATTAAGTATATCTTTAATGTATATATAATTTATTTTTAACCTTTGTTTTGTATCATCGGTGTAAAATTACGATATGTTCCAATAACTAATTATTAAACAACCGACGAAGCTATATTTGAGTTATTAATTGTATAATTATACACATATCCATACATATGACTGAAAAACATTGGTAATAATGAATAATTATTAATAATTAAAGAAATGAAAAAGAATAATAATAAAAATTTTAACCCTTCTATAACAAAATAATCCGTTTTCATTTTTTCAAAAAATCTCAGATAAACAACCATCAGTAGTACAAGTATACAAAAAATACAACCTATATATAGTCCCGCTTTGAAATATATATAATTATTATCAATAATATAGGTATTTGTACATATTTGATAAATAAAATATACCATGAAAATGATTTCAAACATATATTTATAAAAAAAAATAATTGCGTCACGTAAATAATGATTTTTTTGTTGTATTTGACAAGTATCTTGAGAGTTGGTCTGTCCATCACCTCCATCACCTCCATTACCTCCAGAAAAACCACCAGTTTTTTCAACCACAGTTTTATTAAAATTATCGATGATTTGATAAGCTATATCGTTAGCTTCTCTATCTGCTATAGTGATACCTGAATCACAATATTCGTTTATTTTATTGATAACATCAAAGCCACCATACACGATATACCATGGAAAAACGGTCATACAAATAATTATTATACATATTATTAGTTCTGAAATCCATACTATTGAAATTGATAAAAGAACTAGTATCAAAAAATATAAAAAAATAAAAACGATCGAACCTATAGTTATCACTGGCGGTATGATTCCTTTGGTGAAATTTTTCTTAATAGTTAAATAAATACCATATACTACTATTATTGCTATTAAATAATTACATACAGTGTCTTGGTTACCATTTTCATCATATCCAAATCTTATAGAGTTAAAGAAACAGTTATATAATGGAACCATAAAAAATAAAACGAAACAAATAGAAAATAAATATAGAATAACAAAAATAATTTTATAGGAATCATTATTAAGTATAACATTCATATTTTCCAAACGTTTAAAGAATTCTAATACATAGTTTGGCATTAATTTATGTATAAATGAATAAAACAACTCCAATGGTCCAAAAACGAAACCAAATAAAGTTTGTATACCTGGAATTTTGAATATCCATTCTATATATAAAAATGCTGTTCTTTCATAATTTTCTTTATAAAAAAGAACATAGAACAAATTATATGTGATAGAAATAGAGATTATTAAATAAAAAAATACTAGATAATTTTTGAATATACTATCATATGAATTGACCGGATAATCGCCACCGAATGAATCAATAAATAAATTATAGATACTTACTAATTCTGAATATATCAATTGTATTGGATTGTAATTATAAATAGCTGGAACCATATTGTCTTTCCACCATGTAACAAAATCTTCATAATTTTGTGAAGGATCTTCACCTTTCAAATCCATTGTATTCGTTCCAAGTTTCGGTGAGGTTTGTGTCGTTGTGGTAGCTCCGTTACTCGATGTTACTGGAGTAGTGAGAGTATCCGATGTAAAAGGGTTGTTTCTCGTTGTTTCAACCGTTTTTAATGGGTCCGGTTGTGAAGAACCTTCTTTCGTTCCTGTTTTTAAAGTTAGTTTTTTTTTCAATAAATAGTCGTTTATAGGAACACCGTTAAATACTATATTAGATAAATTCAGAGTACTAGCATCGATCATAATATCACCCCCGTTTCTAAAATATACAGAACCATTGTCATTTATTTTAATATCAACACCATTAAAATCACAACCTACATCATTACAGTTGTACCCATTAAGATATGTATTACCATTATATGATATTAATGAATAACTACCAGTAGAGTCGACACTATTTTTCTGACCAGGAAATGTTATAGGTTCTCCGCGTGAATTCACAACGTTACCGTTTGTTTGTTGTATAAGAGTTTGATACGGTGCGTCGTCATCATAACTGTTAGTTGAATCAAATGTTTCAACTGTATTATATGTGGGATTTATTTTTAATTCTTTTAACAGAGGTTCTTGAAAGTTTGAAAGAACAATAAATGGTTCAGATTCTTTTTTTAAGTTATTTTGTTTATTTGAAAAATCAATATTCCATATTGTTTTATCCATTATATAAATAATGAAAATTTATATAATAGTTATATAAAGAATAAAAATAGTTTGAACTATCTAAATCAAATCAATGTTTCAAAATATCGAGTCTCCGAAAAACATTTCAGAATGTTACGAATATTTTGAATTATACAAAAAAAAATTAGAGATAAAATATATCCAATGTCTGAAAGATTCTTCTATGAAAGTTCATGCTACCTCTTGTGATTCGTATATAAAAGAATACACTGACAATATATTGAATAACCCCGAATGTTTTATTCTTTCAAAGACACCCAAATAACTCAAAAATACTCAATACTGTTATTGAAAGAAAGGAAAAACAAGAAAGGAAAAACGGGAATAAATACTACTTTCATTAAATAGTATTAGATTTTTTTATCAAAAAATCGATACTTTCACATTCTGGATATATTTTTTTTACACAAGTATTTTCATTTTCTTCTTTTTCATCGTCTATTTCACATTCTACATTTTGTTCTGTTTCTTCTATGTATATCAAAACGTGTTGAATGAAATTATTAAATGAATATTCTATATCATTGTTATAATGTGTATTTATTTCACCTTTCAAATTATTCTTGGAGTTTTCTAATAGTGTATCAAAAATGCTTTCTATCAGAAAACTGTTATTTACAATTTTAGTTTGTAAATTATAAGATTCTTTCAATTTTTCTGGGTTCGTCTTTTCTAAATAAGTTTTGTAATGTTTTTTATTCATCATACATTCTAAAGTAATTTTATTTACCCATTCTTCATTTGTTTCTATATTTTCATCGTTTATTTTCATATTTATTCAGTTTTTGTAGTAAATATATAATTATTATTTATATATCTACTTAATTTTGAACGTAATTTTTTTATAATATACCAATTTTATACGACTCGTTAATGACGAACTAATGGAAGTGCTGTTTGTTGAGAATTATGTGCATTTCCAACATTTGTAATATCATTATAATTTCTGTTTATTGCCATTTGTCGTTTATAAGTCGTGTATAAACTAGAATCAGATACATACTTGGTATTTGTATTGGAACACGGAATTCCAGTATTATCGCATCTGCTAATTATAGAACCCATATTACTTTTCAAACGATATCTTGATTCTTGTATAGGATTTGGAACTTTACATACATAATTTTTACGTGAAAGAAAATCAGTGATATTGTAAATGGCGGTAAAAGGACTAGTAACACGGGAATAACCATTTACTTTACCAGAAGCATACTTATTATTCCATGATTTAATAATAATTTTTCTAGTCATTATATCTTCGCTATTTTTATAACATCTATTTGTTTGGATTGGCGATTTACCTTGGATTCCACCACCTAAAGTTTTTGGATTGAACGACATTATATATTATACATATTCAATAATTCAGAAAAAATTTATCTTTTTCTGGTAGTAGCTTTTTTACCTTTACTACGCTTATTTTTACTCTTGTTATTCCTTTTTTTACCTCCTATTTTTAGTTCTTCTTTTCTTAGTTCTTCATTTATTGGTTCTTCTTTTTTTAGTTCTTCTTTTTTTAGATTTTTTTTTTGATTGACTTTCTCTTTTGTAAAATCTATAAATTGTTTAGCACGCAAAAGTCTCGAAGATGCCTCATATAACCCATAATTCTTAGGAGGTTCCTTAAAAGATTCATCAGGTTCCGTAGTAACATCATTAGGTACATCACCATCAGGTACATGACCATCAGGTACATCAGATACATCACTATTAGGAGATTCCTTAAAAGGTTCATCAGGTTCCGTAATAACACCATTATATACATTAGGTTCATCAGGTTCCGTAATAACACCATTAGATACATTAGGTTCATCAGGTTCCGTAATAACACCATTAGATACATTAGGTTCAGTCTCACCCCCACCCCTATATTTTTTCTTTTCATTTTTCCACATTTTTTTTGCATTTTTCAAAGACTCTTTGAACGTCCAATTTTTATTTTTACCCGTCTGCTCACGGTGATATTTTGTAACAAATTTAACCCAATTTGGTTTATTCATTTTATAAGTTTTAGCACCTTTTTTACGTCTATCAGGTAAGTTCATTATATATATATATATATAATATTATTTACAAATTTCTATTTTTATAACATACAACCAGAGATTTATGTTAAACTTTATCACCTAAAGTTTCGAACGCAACAATATTATACCTTAAAAAGATATGCTAATAATTTATCTTTTTCTAGTAGTAGCTTTTTTACCTCTATTACGCCTATTTTTACTATTGTAAATATTTTTTTTACTTTTTCTACCACCTATAGGTATGGTTCTATATAAAAGTGCACGAGGTGATTGATTTGGTTTACGACCATTGGGTGGGGTTGGGTGGAAGGAATTATTTTCACTAGCTTGTATTTTGGTTTTTTCAGTTGGTTTTTTAGTTGTTTTTTCAACTACTTTAGGTAAACGTCTAGTGTTATTAGACATTATAATTATATAATATAATATATATATAAAATTTCACTACGTAAAGATTTCGGATTTAATTATAATATTTCTTCATTAAAATAATTATGTAATAATATATCAGTATTATGATTTTGTATTTCTCCACATATCATATTTGCGGATTCATACATTTTGCGTAAAACATCATTTGGTGCGGTTGAACCAATTTTGATTAACCCTTTACGTATCAAATATTTTTTTACTTCGCCAATAGGTGTTTGTTTAAGTAAATATTTTTTCGTTGAACATTCATCTCTTATAGTTTTATTATTTATAATAACTCCTACTACTGAATAGTATTTTGAACGCCCCACATTAAATGTTCTCCGTATAGTTTTTTTTATTTTTGGATAACGTATTTTTGAACGCAAATTATGTATTTTTGATTCTTTGATTTCTTTTTCTTTAACAATGGTACTAGCACGTCGATAAGAATCATTATCTTTTGGTTCCGGTAAAGTAGATGGTAACTGTAAAAATGCCTTAATGTTTTCATCAGGGAGAATATCAGAATTGCGATTAGAAATTGTTTTCATATATTGCCGATATGTTGGTAATTTTCCATTTTTTAAAACTCCGTAATTAGGAGATGGTAATAGTTTGAATCCAGTTGTTGGTATATTTGGTTGATTTATGAATGTTTCGGGTTCATATATGGGTATGTCACTCGGAAATTCTAAATTCACATTTTCGTGTGGTGAATAATGTGATTTTATTGTTTGGTTATGGCTATTATTCCGTTGTTGTTGAAAAGGTATTCCTTTTGGAATATTTGCTAAAGAACCGTTTAGGTTGTCATTTTTTACCGGTATTATTTCTTTGGAATTATTTGCTAAAGATTCTGTCAAATGATTATTTTTTATTTCATTGAAAAAAGCCATCGATTCTTCAAATTCTCCTTTCGGGGTTTGGATTTCTAAACTTTGAGTTTTCGGTTTATCATTTATTAGTTCTTCATAGTTTTCTTTTTGTTTTTTACGTATTAAACCAAGTAGTTTCTTGTATTTTATTGTTTTCGATGGTTTTTTGAATTCAATTTTAGATTTTTGCGTAGACTTTTTTTTTTGACTAGTTCGATGATTCAATTTTATTTTCAAATCTTCAGGGTCAATCAATATAGTTTTATTTGATGACATATAATTCAGTTAATATTGTTTTACAAAATTCATATATTTTGTATTTTGTAAAATAAATTATCATTAAATGAACATATCAATATTTCAGAGTTCAATTATTTATGTATGAAAAAGTTGGATATATGAATAACTGAAATATACAAACTCTCTAAATAAAATACTCATTTATCTTGAACCATATCCTACTTCTAATGGGACACGTGCAAGGTCGGGCTCAATAGTAGACATATTCCAAGGACTAATATTTTTTTTCTCAATAATAGGGTCACTCCTTAGGTCATAAGAAGGATTCTTCAAAGTTTGACCAATAGTATCAATACCAATATGATAACCAGATTGTAGAAGGTCAGGAGTTTGAATCCCGTCACCACCTATACCAACCGGATTCAAAGAAGCCCATTCACTGTTTTTATCTCTAGGTAAGAGGTCTGCGGGATTTGCTACGGGTTGTAGTGTATGATTATTATTAGATGGAAGATTGGAATAGTTATCTTTTGTCGAAGGAGGAGGTTGGTTATTAACAGTAGAATTTGTCTGTGGCAAAGATGTGGACGATGACATCATTGAAGATGTGGAACCGTCAGTCATTCTATCAAAAGTAATATTTTTTGAATCAGAATAAGAAAACAATAAATACATGAGAACTACTACCACTACGGCTAAAACCCATTTATTATTTCCACTAAATATTTTATTAAATTCTTTGAACATTACTATTTATATAAACGTATGATATTTCCGGCGTTATTTATTCTTCATTCAACAAATATAAATTTTTTATTCGTTTAGCTTCTAAATAAGAATAAATTGCTAAATTTCTGGCTTCTTTGGCTTTTTCTAGAGCTCTTTCATATACTTCTTTAAATATTTGACTCCTATCTTTAATATTAATAGGTTCGTCATTTTCAATATTATTTTTTTCTAAATCAAATTCTATTTCCGTCAACTCATCAGAATAACTATCATCATCTGTTTTTATATCAATAATACTGTTTTCAATTTCGTCAATAACAGTTGATCCGTCTGATTTATTCGGAATTTTTTGTATATTTTCTTTTTCACTATTTGCTCGTTGTTGAGTGTGTTCTTTTGATTGTGAAAGTTGTGGTTGTTGGGTTACAACATTATATAAAGATTCTTGTGGTTGACTAGACTGTTTTGATTTTATAATACATTTTTCAAATAGGGCTACAGGTTTCAAAATCATCATTTGTTTAATTTCAATCTCTATTTGAAAACTCTTTGATGAACAACGAATACCTTGGACTTCTAAAATAGTAATTACATTAGTAGTTTCTTTAAAATCTTCTATATTAAATTCTGTTTCATCTTCGTTGAATATTTTCAATCCACATTTTCCTAAACGTGTTGGAACAACGGTTCTTAATATATAAGATTTTCCCGATTTATATATTTTCAAAGAAGGTGTGAATGAATTTTCTATATCTTCTAATTCTAAATGGCTTTCAAACCATTTTTCACGATTTTTAAATATGTATTCTTGTGAATATTTTTCTAAATCTTCAATCCATTTGATAAAATTTTCATTTGTATTTGAAAATACTAAATCACAATACATTTTTTTTCCACCATTTGTTTTTATGATACCTTGTTTTGTGGTACATTTTGGTGGTTGAATATAAAGAGAATCTACGTTTTGTGTATGAAATTTGATAAAATAATTTCCACCAGACGAAAGAGTAGGTGTAGTCAGTGAAACTATTTCGAAATTAAATCCTTCATTTGGTTCATGTATTTCTATTTCACTTTGTAAATCCATTTACAATAGTCGAGTATTATAAAAATAAATTTTCAACTTATTTTTATATTTTTATTCTACTAAATATATATTTTTAACATTTTATTATATTACATGATTTGAAATATGAATCATAAAAGTGTTTATCATATGTCAATACGATATTAGTACATTTTCATACAGTTTTTCATCTTTCTTCTTTTCATAGTTTTCTTCATGGGTTTTTTCATTGTTTTCTTTGCTTTTCTTGCTTTTTTATACATTTTTTTCATCGATTTTCCCATTCGTTTATTACGATTTTTTTTACCACCGAGCATGGGTTTATAGTTATCAGGATTTGCCATTATACCACCAGTTGTCATTGCGTGTTGATTTGTACCAATAGCGGCAGTTCCATAAGCTGCCGCACCCAAATTTCCAGCTTCATGATAATAAGAAGACGGTGATAATTCACTATTCATTATATATTATAATTTTATTTAATCCAACTAATGAAATTCTATTTATTTGAAATAAAATTATGTAATAAATAGAACGATTGTGATCGTGTTTTCTTGTGTTCAAATATTCAAGGGTGTAGATATCTATATAAAGAAAATAATGTTTGAATTTTAATTTTCACATATTTTTGTTATATTTATTTCTTTAAAAATACGAAGTAATATAAATAAATTTGCTAAAGTTATGAAAATCAAAAAAACATTATATATACAAATAAACCATACATATGGATATATTTCGTCATAAATAATATTAACTACTGGTTTAATTATATCCTTTGCCAATTTTTTTACATCTTCTTTGCGAAAAAATGTTGAAAAAATATTATTTTTATTTTCGAATATATTCATATTATTGTGTATTTTATTTTACATAAAAATATATTACGAATAGAGAAATTGTAATAACATCAAATAAAAGAATCATAAATATTCGATTTTATATTTGGAATATCATCGAGTGTTTTAGATTTTTTATTATGATATTTCAAAGGATATTGTTTTTTGTTGTAATTGGAAAAAAATCCTATAGGAATTCCTAAATTTTCAAATCTCTTTGTTTTTTCTCCTTTTATCTTATTTTCCAAACTAGTAACATTATCCAGTTTTTTAATTATATCATTAATCAAAATACAACCACCAACTATTGGTAATGATGTTGAATTCATATAAAAGATATATAGAATATACATTTATTCATCAATAAAAAACCACTAAGTATCAAGATGTAACTAAAAATATCATTTACGATATATGGGATTATATTGAACAGTTCAAGGTTTTTTAACATCGGTGTTAGATTTTTTTTTCAAGCACTGACCAAAATACTTGTATACCGACCTACTTTTTTTACTGATAAAATTTACAGAAACGGTTTCAGCATTTATTATACTTTCTTCAATCATAGGTAAATTTGTTTTTAATAATTTCAAAGAAGAATCAACTATACTCTGTAATATGTGTTGCTCGATAGTATTTATAGGCAATAATCCGGAATTTATTATTGTATCTAAAGTGAATTGTATACAATCGATAATATTGATATTTTTATGTTGGAAATCATTTATGTAAATAACAGCAATAATATATATCAACTCTGGAATATCTTTTATTTCGAGTTGTTTAGATTGTAATATAGAATTAACTTGATTTGATATTTTTTGAAATGATTCAGGGTGTTCTTTCATCATTTGTTTTACAAAAAGAATTTCATTGTTATTCAATTTGAAAAATATTTTATTGTCTGTCATTTCCAATGCTTTTTCTAAAAAATAGACTATATCGATTACAGTGGTGTTTTCATCTGTTTTTGAATCCATTATATTAATATATTATATATATTGTATATTTATATAATTCTGTGAAAGTCAATCATACATATATGTAGTAAAAATAAATCTATATTTCTTAAACTTGTATCAAGAATCGAACATTAATAAAAAACCCAACAATATATATAATATTGATGAATATAGAAAGTACTATACAACCAGTTAACTATTTAAAATCCGGTATTAATAATAACGATATCGAAGATGTAAATAGTAATTGTAGTACACGAAAAATAATAGAATGGTCTTATGAAAATGAGGAAATATTAGCAGAGTGGTGTGATATAGCCCAATGTTATAAATGGTTGAATACGGAATGTTATAAATATTACAAAAACATCAATTCTTATCTTACTATACCGTGTATTATTTTTTCAACTATAAGTGGAACCGCTTCTTTCGGAATACCGAGTGTTCCAAATGAATATCAATACATAGTTCCTTTTTTTATTGGTTCTATTACTATTGGTGTGGGTATAATTACTACAGTTCAACAATATTATCGATTTTCAGAATTAAAAGAAACACACCGTATATTGGCTATTGCTTGGGATAAATTATCGAGAAATATCCGTATAGAGTTAGCAAAAGAACCATTAGAGCGTATTGACGCACGTCATTTTATTAAATTTACACGTATAGAATTCGAAAGACTTATGGAAAACAGTGAAATTATACCGGATGTTATTATAAATAAATTCAATTACAAAATAGATAATGAAGAGATGAAAAAAACAACAATGACATATGAAGAGGCAATAAACGAAAATAAATTATTAAAACGTCCCGATATTTGTGGTTCAATAACTAGTATTAATGTAAACCGACGTATATGGTTTCATAATAACAATGAGTGTTACAAAAATACGTATAATATTAGTAAAGAACGACAAAGAAATAAATATTATTCCAAAAAAAATACGAACAACTCAACAGCAAGTAGTATTAGTAATGACAACAAAATATATATGGATTTAGATAATTTGCGTACACTCATTAAAAAATGTGGATTCCAAGAAATAACACAAAATAATTATACGGTTGATACGGCTACATTGAATAATTTATCTTGTAATTCTGCCGATATTGAAACTGGAAGATTTAACAAAGAATTAGAAAATGATAAAGTCATCGAAGTCGATAATAATTTGACGAATAAAGAAGAGTGGATAGAAAAAAAAATGGATGATGAAACTACATATTTTATTTCTGAATCAAAAGTATCACCCATATAATATTATAAAACGTTTTAGTAAAAAAATGGGTTAAAAATAAAGAGTTAATTTTCTTATAGTAATTATAATGGAGTCTTTAGAAAAACCTATCCCAGAAAATTTTGAAAAAATAATTTATGATTTTACGGCAGATCTTTCAACAACATTCCCCGAATATCAAGACCTTTGGCAAAAATGGACAGAACCGGTATTTGCTTCATATGAAAATGAAAGAAAAAATCAAGAATTACGTTATATATATCAATATTGTGTATCATTTTACCCTGAACGTTTTTTTGATATATTGTACAATAATGAAGATATTTTCAAAGAAGACGTAACAGGACCAGTATTATTTTTACCAGACGTTGATTTTAAATTATTATTTAATTGTGAAAACGTAAGTAGCAAAACTCGGAAAATTATGTGGAACTATCTTCAACTTATTCTTATGACTGTGATAGGTTCACTCGATTCCAAAGATAGTTTTGGTAATTCTACAAAACATTTATTTGAAGGAATTGATGAGAATGAACTTTTACAGAAAATGAATGAAACTATGGAAAGTATGAGTAATTTTTTCCAATCTATGACAGAAAACGTTGATAGTTGTAATGGAGTAGACAGTGACGATATAGGTAATAATGATGATATAAATAATGATAAAACCGTTGATAGTGAAGCCGATGAAGAGACAGATGGAACGGACGATTGTGATACATCAAATCCGTCAAGTTTCTTTGAAAAAATGAAAGGAATGCCGAATATAAAAGACATATATGGACATTTGAAAACTCTATTTGAAGGTAAAATAGGTTCTTTGGCAAAGGAGCTAACGGAAGAAATATCAAAAGATATGAGTAATATTTTTGGAGAAAATGAATCGAACCATCCTACTTCCACAAAAGATATTATACAAAATTTATTGAAGAATCCAGAGAAAATGACGGAATTAATAAAAACAGTAAGTAATAAATTGAATAGTAAAATTTCTTCTGGTGAAATATCCCAAGATGAACTATTGAAAGAAGCAACCGAAATAATGGATAAAATGAAAGGTATGGGTGACTCTAAACAGTTTCAAGAAATGTTCAAAAATATATCAAAAATGTCAGGTTTAGGTGGAAAAGCTAAATTCGATATGAATGCTTTTCAACAAAAAACTAAACAAAATTCAACGAGAGAAAAACTTAAAGAAAAAATGTTGAAGAAAAAAGCATTACAACTAGAAAACGCAATTAAAGAAAATGCGTCTAAGAACACTTCTATACCGAATTCTCATATTTCTTCCATCCCACTTTCAAATGTCATACCGACTGATAACCCGAATAGTTACAAATTTTCTATAGGAGATGGTTTAGAACCGGGTGATGTAACTCCCGTTCAAACATCTAAAACTAGTTCAAATTCTAATCCTAAGAAGAAAAAGAACAAACGTTGATTTACAAATTTTACTTAACCAAAAATTATTCTTTCATTATTCAGACTATTCAGACTATTCAGACTATTCAGACTATTCAGACTATTCAGCCCAATTATACCATTTACAAGATATCTTTTTATAATTATCCATTTATACAAAGATAATAGTTGTTGGTTCATAATATTTTAGCTATAAAATTAAAAACATTCAATATATAGAATGTTTTTATCAAAATTTATAAATGTACCGGTATTTGTAATAAGTTTTTTTATAGGTCTTTTTGTAGTATACCACTCTATGTCTGGTGACATACGAAAGATTTATGTATATCCAACACCTGAAAATGTGCGTATATTACAGTTCAAAGACAATACTGATAATTGTTTCGAATTTAAAGAAACAGAAGTGACTTGTCCGAAAGATGAATCAAAAATAACACAGTATATACCACAATAATAGACAATAATAGATTTAGGTATAACTATGATGAGATTCTTTCATATAGCACATAATTTATGACTAGAAATTAAGGAATAATGTTTCTGATTTTACTATACCAAAAAAAGATATCGAAAATAAAATACTCTTTGCCAAGTTACCATATATTCCAATAGTTCCATCTTCATTATAAATATTTATGAAATTGTCAGTCAGTTTCTTCAATATACGATTGAATATCCCTTGTTGAAAGATAAAAAATAAAATTCCAACTAATATAGGCATCTGTAATTGAACAAACAAATCATCTGTAAATCTGACATGTTTTTTATTTTTTTTATGTTTAGAAATTTGTCGTAATTCTTCTTCATGACCATTATTTTCATATTCTTTCAAATAGTCTGTCATATTACGTTTTTTTGGAATATAATTTGCTCTTATTTCATCATCTTGTATTAACTCATTTGTGTCGAATCGTATATCTCTAGATGGTAACCGATAATGTCCTTCTCCAGATATATTTGAGTTTGTAACAGCTCCAGTTCCATTACCTTCGTAATATTGAGATGAAGGGGGTGGAATAACTGGTGTAATGATCCCAGTGGTCGATATTGCTTGGTTACCATATGGATTCGGATGAATATTTATTGGTATATAGTTATTTCCATTTGGATTTGGAAAGGAAGAATGTGGCGAATTTCCAGTTTGTGTTTTTATTTCTGGTAAATCAGATATACGAGTCGTATTTTCCATTAAAATCGTAAGATATATAGAGTTTCGAAAACCATATATCTTATTTTTACGAATATACATGAAGTATTTTATTATTTATATTTCTAAATTCAGAATCCAAAAATCAGAATCCAAAAATAAGAATCCAAAAATCAGAATCCAAAAATCCAACTCCTAAATAGTTTTTACAGGGGTAAAAAAAGATGGTATAAATGTATTTGTCGATAGAGATGTTGTTGATGGAAAATTTAAATGATTTTGTTCAGCAGATTCGACACCAAAATCAATAATTTTTTTTGTATTATTACATTTTACAGCTTTTGCTTTATAAGTATAGCATTTTCCATCATGTTGAAATATTTTATCATTTATATTAGTTATGACAGGACCGGAAAAACGTATACACTCTTTATCTTTACATGCTTTGTGAAAGAGACAAGCAATACCAAAACCTAAAACGATTGATATAACTATTTTGCCTGTCTTTGAATTTAAAATTTCTTTAAAATTCATATATATTCTTTGTTTATTTTATACAAATATGTTATATCTTTTCTCTTTGAGAACTATCTTTGTATAAAAATTAACGAACATTATCTACATATTCTTTACCGGAGTTACCACATTTATAGTTATTCATTCTACAATGATAAGCGAAATCATGTTCAATGACACCAGTAACTATATTTATTTCACCGAATTTTTTACATCTACCATATAGATAATTATCTGTTATTGAATTATGTGAATAATTAATTTTGTTTTCTATAAAATATACACACTTTGAACAAACTGGTAACTCTATATTTTTTATATATTTCTTTAGAAATAAGCGATTAATGATTGAAAAAAAGTTGAAATTATACATATTAGAATATCAATAATATTTTTTTATATACTTTAACTATACCAATGATATTATTTCGATAATTGTTTCACTTTTCTTTATATAGTGTCGTATTTAATTTATATATAAATCACAAAGAGTATAAAGAAATGAGTAATATATATGTTGGAGGGGAGGACGGTAAAGGTGATTTAATCCACTCCTATTAAATCTTTTTTGCTTCTGTATATCAATTGGTTAGATAGTCGGTCTTATGAGCCGAAGGTAGTGGGTTCGAAACCCGCCAGAAGTATACACAACAACACCAAACCAAACCAAATGCTTTTGTAACTCAGTTGGTAGAGTGTACGGCTTTTAACCGTAAAGTCACGGGTTCGAACCCCGTCAAAAGTATAACACAAACGACCCCATCACACGCATTCAAAAATCACCATAATCGTAGAAACCAACCATTTTGTTTCCATAGCTCAGTCGGTAGAGCATACGGCTGTTAACCGTAAGGTCGCAGGTTCGAACCCTGCTGGAAACGTTACCAAGCAACAAAAACGCAGTTATAAATTGTGTATCTTATAACTATGTTTCTTACTCTCATTATCATTATATGATTCTTTACTTTAAGTATAATTTGAATAATAAAAATACAGAACTACAACTAGTTAAATGAATAATGCGTAAAATATAAAAAGTCGTTGTATACTATTAATATAAATGAATTTTCCAATATCGTTTATATTATTTATGACTGTGTTATTCTTCTATATTCATATCAATCATCAATATAAAAAATCACAAGATTTAGAAATATATGAATTAGAATATAAAAATATAGAACATCTACAAGAAATCTGTGATGTGAGACAACCAGTTGTTTTCAATTTAGAACCAATGATTAGAAAGTATCCACCAATTGATTTAGAAATAATTTCATCTATTGAAAAAGAATATGGAAATACACTTAATGTTAAAAACACTGATGATTATTTTAATAATACTTGTTATGAAACAATGAAACCAACCGAAGTTCCACTTTCATTTCATAATACTATACAGTTAATTAAAACAGCTAACTCTACTATACCACATTTTTTCACTGAAAATAATAATGAATTTATTGAAGAAACTGGAATTGATACAATAATGATAAAAATAGGTAATGCTTTTTTAAAACCCAACTATACGGTAAATCAGTCATTCGATATAATGACCGCAGAAAAAGGAGTCGGATTACCGTTGAAATATCACACTTTTACACGAAAATATATTTATGTAAGTAGTGGTCGTATTATCGTGAAAATGGCACCATTCAAAAATATAAAAAAATTAGATTTCAATAACCTTCTTTTAGTATCTCCAATGAATTGTTGGAAACCACAACAATGTTTCATATCGCGTATTAATAAAATAAGATTTTTAGAGTTTGATATTTCAAAAGGTTATATTCTTTATATACCACCTTATTGGATTTATAGTATTTTATATGATAATGATGATACTTGTTTATTAGAATATAACTATCAAACAGCAATTAATATAATAGCACACCCGCGCAATATCATTCATTCTTTCAAAACAACGATTAACTCTATACTAGATTCTTTAAAATCTAATGAAAAAAAAGAAGATAATTATTTAAATGACAAAGTAGAAACAAATACGGAGACAGAAATAGAGTCAGTTAAAGAAGTAGAAAATAAGAGTAAAGACTACGACTTAAGTATTATTACAAATTCTACGTCGCCGACAACGACGGCTTAAAACAACTGTTTGTGTGATACTTGTTTTTCCATTATGGTTACACCAGACAACAAAAGGCATGTATTCAAAGTTTTTACTTATATTTATATCTAGTATTTGACAAACATATATTGGTATATTTAATGTAACAGGAATCGCACGTTTTTTCTTTTCATTTTTTTCGCCGCGTTTAAATTCACGCTTCAAAGATAGGAGTTCATCATCGCTCATTTTTTTGAAAGAATCACAGTTACCAGCATAATCTATAGGGTTGAAATCATCTGGTATACTTTTATTATAATTTATTATACGTATCTTTGGTCGTAGTTTCATATTGAAAACCATATCAGTTATCGATATATCTAATTCTACGAGGTTTTTTATTACAGAACCTAATATACTATGGTTTTTACGTTTTGACATTTCCCATTCTTTTGCTAGAGTTTGTAAGTATCCGTTGAAATAAAATGAGTGTTTCTCAACATAAAATAATTTATATATTTCGTTCAATAAGTAGAATATTTCGTATTTTAAATCACTATAGTATAATTCATATCCCCAATAAATAGCGTTTGATTCATCTTTATTCAATAGAGCGTTTGTGAAACTAGTTTTTACTTCTTCCACATCATAACCATGAATCGTTTTAGTAATTAACGGTTCACTCTCTATTGATGTGATTGGTTCACTCTCTATTGATGTGATTGGTTCGCTCTCTATTGATGTGATTGGTTCAAATTGTAGTGTAATATGTTCGACCATTTGTTTATCAGTTACTGACATCTTTTTTATTATATTCGATAATATAAGATTATATTAATCAATTTTATATTATTTCTTTGGTTATATATACCAAAGTATATTCGGTGTGTTATATTATACTTTAAGGATTCAATATTTTTTGAATAAAAATTTCTAGATTATCTTTAGTAATTTTACCGTCAAAATCAATAGTAGTTCCACCCATTACCATTTTGAGTGTAGGATAATGCTCAATATTAAATTGTTGTATTAACTCAATTACTACCTGACTGTCTGAATCAGTACAATCCGAACCATTTTCCCCACCAACACAATTAATAATATAACCATTATATTCATTATTGTTATAAATTTTACAAAACTCTATCCATTCGGGTTTCGCTTTCACACAATGAGGACACCAATCCACATTAAAAAAGTAAATATCAATTACTTGATTTGTACCATTATTTGGAATATTTGATTGATTTTTATAGTCATCATTCAAAACTGGAGCAGCATATTTGTAATAACACCAGATACTCAACAATACAAGTATTACTATAAATACCAGAAGTAAAATATAACGTATATAAGGGTTTAAACTCCTAAATAAAATATCAGTTATTTGTGCCATAGATATATTATTTTATATAAATAATACCCATATAAAACGTAAATAAGTGTTTTACAAGTACAAAGGTGTAAATTAAATATTCGTCAAGTTTTGTTAATAAAAATCAATAACCTATATATATGAATTCAGTGTCTTCAAAAAGTAAACCAAAAAAAACAATTAAACATCTTGTTCTTTCAGGAGGTAATATTTATGGTTTTACAATGTATGGAATATTGAAAACTCTTTATGAGAATAAAATATGGGATTTAGCAAATATACAAAGTATTTATGCTACTTCTATAGGAACGGTTATGTCAACTATTATTGCTTTGAATTATGACTGGGAAACAACTGATAAATATTTAGTTCAACGTCCATTAAGTGAACTAATTAATTTTGATATATCAACAATATTAGGTTGTGTTCAAAATTGCGGTTTTTTGACAATGAAGTTGATTGAAGAATATCTATATAATCTTTTTACTGGGAAGGACATGTCACCAAAAATAACAATGGTTGAATTTTATGAAAAAACTGGTATCGAATTACATTTTTTCACTACTAAATTACACGGTTTTGAACTGATAGATTTATCTTACAAAACACATCCAGATTGGTGTATGGTAGAGGCAATACACGCATCATGTGCTTTATCACCATTTTTAACACCACTTTTCAAAGATGGAGAAGTATATATAGATGGCGGTTTTGTGCTGAATAATCCAACTAGTAAATGTATAAAATCAATTAGTCAAGACGATATAGATTCAGTTTTAGTTATTCGATTAAAAAAATACCTTGTTACTAATCAAACAAGGTATTTGACAATAGATAATTATTCTATATTTTCTTTTTTTGAAGAATTTATCGAAAATGTTTTGAATAAGTTAAGATTAGAAACATACGAAAATGAAAAATTAGCTTATATTGAAATTGATACCTCATTTATGAATTCAATGGATTTTACTATTTATTCGAAATTAGAAAATAGAAAAGATTTAATTGACTATGGAATACGCATAGCAAAAGATGTTTTGGCTACGAATTGGAAAGATTAAACTAATGCCTAAAATGAAGAACCAAACGGAGAACCCATAAAATTTGCGGGTTGTGGTTCATTATTCATATATGGAATTTGTGGAACATCTGCCATACTGTTTTTTCTTATAACACCAGAATTATCGGCATTCATTGGTGATATAGGTGCTGGTGGAAATAACCCTTGTGTTTCATTGTCTAAAATATCCGCTTGACTGGAATTATGGTAACCTTCATTGTATCCACCTTCTGTTATTCTAACATTTTTCTTTGTATATTGTTTCTTATTGTTTCCACTAGTACCTTCCCATAAATCAATAACACGTTCATATAAAATATTTGTTTTTATACCTATTTTTGTCTGTAGTGAAAGAACAATTATCATAAATGCTAATATAACATTTGTTATAGTAAGTCCTTCATATTTGTATTTACTAAATGTAGGAATATAGGTAATTATTCGATGAATTAATATAATACCTACAAATAAAATTACTAATTGAAGAATAACTTCGACTAATATTTCCAATGAACTTTTATCAATATCGGGGTCGGGAATAAATCTTTGAATTAATTTATTAAGAATAACAATTGGAATTATTGCTGTTACTCCATATTGTATAGCATTATATATTTCGGCTTTTCCTTCTTCTGTAGAAGAAAAAACATGATTTAAAAAAGAAGGACGAGCTGAATAGTCAATAATAGCACCACCTAATGTTTCCATTTATATATAATTCTATATAGTTTATTCACCAAAGAAATCTTATATAGATGGACTAAATACGATAATATTACGATATTAAATTGAAATATCTCACTATCAACGTTATTATGTTCGTGTATCTCAATAAAACTATAAATAGTATGTATTGAGTGAGTCATGCTTTCATTTCCATATGAATGGGTGAATGACATATATATTCATTATTAAATTTAATATCATCTATTTTATAATCTTCAATATTTTCTTTAATATTTATTACTTCAATTTTAGGAAAAGTAAATGGTATTCTTTCAGTTTGCTTTTTTAAAGCATCTATATGTTCTTCGTATATATGTGCGTTACCTAAAAAATATACAAATTCATCTGTTAATAATCCACAATGTTTAGCAATGATATGTGTTAAAAACGAGTAAGATGCTATATTAAACGGTACACCTAGTCCTACGTCGCCACTTCTTTGAAAAAGACAACAAGATAACCATTTATCTTCTCTAACATTAAATTGTGCCATTACATGACACGGAGGAAGTGCCATTTTATCTATTTGTTCGGGATTCCACGCAGTCAATATCAACCTTCTTGAAGACCGTGTTTCGGGATTTTTCAATATATTGATTATATTTAATAGTTGGTCGATACCTTTTTTATTATCTTTTTCTTTATTATTTATTGAATAGGTTCCATTCCAGTTACGCCATTGAAAACCATAAATTGGACCTAAACAATCTTCTGGATAATCAAACAGACCACGACTATCTAAAAATTCACGTGTAGAATTAGCATTCCATATGTTAACACCAGATTCTCTCAATATACGGTTATCAGTTTCACCGCGAATAAAAAATAATAATTCTTTCAAGCATGTTTTCCAAGCGGTTCGTTTAGTTGTAATTAATGGTATATTTCCATCTTTCAGTGAAAAACGCATAGAATAACCAAAAATACTCCGTGTACGTCCATTACGCCCATCATCTATTACGCCTTCTTTCAAAATTTTAGATATTAAATTTATATATTGGTATTCTTCGTGTTCGTTTGAAGAGTTTATAAATTCCATTTATTTGAGAATATATCTAATACTTTATATATATTTTAGTTGAATGGAACAAGATTCAGTAATAGCTGATAATACTACAGATAACGGGTTTATTCAATCTACAATATGTGATAATGAAGATAGTAAATTACATGATCTTAAAACACATTATATTTTTGTTGTAGATAAATTTTCTAAAGAATATGTTAAAACTATTAAACCTGAATTTGAAAAAGATGATACATATGAAATTTATAACATTCACGATCTTCAACCCAGCCCAAAAACAATAATAATATTAAATGAACAATATATTATCGATAAAATAAATGAAAAAATTGTTAAATTTTGTAATAAACGGAATATAATAATATATGTTTTATTAGAAAAAACGTCCGAAGCATTGATTGATAGAAAAAGAAATAATTTTATACGTTTATTCAACATGTTTTTGAGAAATGTCGTTCCTAATGACAAATATTATTCTAACATCATTATATACAACTTTTTTAAACGAGCACATATAAATTTTGAGTCACCTACTTATGTACAATATGATTCTTGTAAAAAATACTGTCTATCTAATGTTATAACTAAACCAGAATATTCAAAGAAATTTTTTCAAGTAATAAATGTTTATTGTGGAACACCATTTGAAAAAAAAAAATTTCAACATATAGAAGGTAATAAAATTTATGAGTATAAGTTTGTACAATCAAATGAGTTATATAACCATGATTATTTAAAATCATTGATTATTGAACGTAGATGTTCTAGTGGAAAACTTATTCAATTTGTAGGAACTTGTTGGGTAAACTCTATTTTGAATGCGCTTCTTTTACCAAAAACATCACGTAAATACATGATTTTACAATGTAAAAAAAACATTAAACAAGAACATGGTAAAAATACTACAAGCCTATATGATATTTATAATTCTAGAAGTACTTTAACATACGAAAATATTCTCACATCCATTATATATCATATTTTTATTAAAAAGGAAAATCCAACCAAATGGAAAAGACAAATTGAAAATGATTTTATTCTTACTTTTGCCGATAAAATAAAACGACTATGGGGAAGTAAAAACCAACCACGTTTAAACGAGATAACAGAAGCTGAAATAAAAAAATATAATAGTGGTGATATTCATTTTGGAGATGGTGCTAACTTATATTGTATTGTTTGGGTTATTAGAGAAATAATGGGTAATTATTTAAAAGATTATCAACATATATTTCGTCTATTTATGTATGACATACCAGATTTTTATAGTCAACCCTATATTGATAAAATAAAGAGACCAAAATTAGATAAAAAAATTACAAAAGATTCTTTGAATTATGAGTTGAGTTCATGTATCTTATCACAAAACCAAGGTAAACATGGAATATGTGGATTTGTTTGTCATGATAAAGAATATTTATATAACTCTAATATACTAAGGGCATTTGAATGTAACTGGTCAAATTATGATTATCAAAATTACATCGACTATTTCAACAGTGTATACAAGAGAAATTCAAAATATGAAATACATTTAGAATTGTTAATATATACACTTGAAACAAGTGACGATTTTGAAGAATTCAAAATAGCAGATGAAGAAGCAAATGAAGAAGCACAATCAATGGTAGTTCCAAAAGTTCCATGTGACTTATCGACAGAACCAAAAAAATCACCGAAAAATGATTTATTTATAATTGATGAAAATACAGATGAACTAACACAACCGGAAATACAACCGGAAATACAACCGGAAACACAACCAGAAACACAACCGGAAACACAACCAGAAACACAACCGGAAGTAAAGTCAAAAGCGAAAGCAAAACCAAATAAAGATTCAACGAAAGATAACAAAACAAAGAAATGTCGTCCAACACAAGAATTGATCGACGGTGTTTGTCGTAAAAAATGTAAAGAAAACCAAACAAGAAACGAAAAAACAGGAAGATGTATAAAAACATTAAAATGTTTGCCAACACAAGAATTGGTAAATGGAAAATGTCTTAAAAAATGTAAAAATAATCAAACTAGACACGCAATGACCGGACGTTGTATCAAAAAAGGACATGTGTATCTATAATAAAATAGTATATATCTTTCAATAAATATATAAAGATTGAATATATATAAAACAAGAAACAAATAACTAATTCGAGTTACAAAACGCAAGTGAATTATAATAGTATTATTGAAATGATGCACGATACAAATATAAAAACAATTATTGAAAATGCTATTTCTTCAAATACATTGAAAGATACAACGCATTTTATTATTATAAATTTAAATATTGTAACATATCAGTTTCATCATTGGATAGAAAAAATGCCAAGAGTAAAACCTTACTATGCTATAAAATCAAATACAAATCCTATAATAATCAAATTATTACATAAGTTAGGGTGTCATTTTGACGTTGCTAGTAAAAATGAAATAGAAACAATTTTAAACTGTGATATTGAAGCAGAAAATATGATATATGCAAACCCATGTAAATCAATTGAATATATTAAATATGCTAAAGAAAAAGGTGTAAATTTGTTAGTTATAGATAGTATATGTGAAATGGAAAAAATAAAATGTGTATATCCAGAAGCCAATATATTAATACGTATAAAAGTCGATGACTCATATTCATTGTGTAAATTTAATTCTAAATATGGATTAGATTATGAAGAAATAGACAATATTTTTGAAAAAGCAAAAGAAATGAAATTAAATATAGTAGGTGTATCTTTTCACGTTGGTAGTGGTTGTAAAAATGAAAACGTATTTGACGGAGCAATACGTAATTGTAAAACTATTATTGATAATGGTAAAAAGCATGGTTTTGAAATGAATATATTAGATATAGGCGGGGGATTTTTAGGAGAAATAGATAATATAATATTTGACAAAACCGCAGATGTAATCAATTATGCTATAGAAGAATGTTTTTTCAATATAGATACTTCTAGTAACTATAGAAATTTAAAATTTATAGCTGAACCGGGACGATATTTTTCTTCTGCTTCACATACACTCGTTACTTCAATTATTAGTATTAAAATAAAAATAAATCCAGAAAATGGAATCAAAACAATGATATATTATATTACAGATGGGATATATGGTATATTTTCAGGTATAATGTTTGATTATGCGCACTTTGAATTGGAATGGTTACCGAATGAAGAAGTCTCATCATCTTCTACGAAACTTTACAATACGATTATTTTTGGTCCTACTTGTGACTCATTAGATATAATTTCAAATGGTTGTATGATGCCATTAATGAATTTAGGTGACAAGATTATAATAAGAAATATAGGTGCTTACTCAATCGTTTCATCAACAGAATTCAATGGATTTCCAATACCAGAAAAATATTATATACACTAACTGATGTTTCTTTACTACTCCGGAGGCAACTAAATACACTTTTTAACATTTCAAAAGACGATTTTACGTGATTGTCTTACTTGACTCTGTCTTTTTGTTTCCACATGTGAAAGATGAACCGTATCAATATTTTACTAATTCTATTGAAAAATATTTTAGTATGCTAAAATCACGATTACAAAAATTAGAAGGGTTAAAATATGAAAATCTAAAAGAAAATATTCAAAAAGTAATAAGTGAAATATCGAAAGAAAAATATGAAAATATATTCAAGGGTGCTTACGAAATACTAGAAAAATAAAGAAGAATTATAAATGATTTTTATATGGATAGAACTATATAAAAATCGGCGTTTGAAATCTAAAAAGGTGTAAAAGATATGAAAAATAATATATAATAACTGATACAAGTATACATGAAGTAGAAAATATTGATAACTAAAATATTTTATATATTTGGAAAGAAAACATATTGAATGAAATAAAAAGAACGAAAATAACATTATTTGATGTGTATTTTTATATTCATATTCTTTCAAATACTTACACATATAGATTATATTCAAAGTTGCTAAAAGTGATGATGAAAGTATATACGATTAAATGGAACGTATATTTCTCGATTTTCTATGACTTTGACTTTGACTTGAAAATCTTGGTAATGATTTTGTAACTCTGATAGATTTTTGATATCTTCTTCTACGAGTAAGTGACTGATGTTGACTTTTTCCGTATTTTTCTATATAGTTCAAAAATATTTTAAGATTGGCTTTTATTTTTGATACTGTTTGAGTAGATTTGTTTGTTCTGGTTGTTCTGTCCTCTGAAGTCATGGATTTACGCTCTCTAGATAATTTTTTTTTTTCAAAATTATTCAAAATATTCTTAAAAAGTAAAACTGCCGATTCGATATATTCACGCCTTTTTTTAGAATCACTCCTATATTTTCTAGGTGTAAGCAATCCTAAGTCAGTATCATCAAGTAATCTACTTCTTAAATATGAATTATCTTCTTCATTTATTTCAATATCATTGATTATTCTTTCAAAAGGATTATTTTTCGGTCTTAATTTTTCATGTTCACTTAATTTTTCATATTCACTGTTAAATCCATCTTCATGAATTAATAAAAATAGTATGATATTGAACTTATACTGTTCGTTCGGACTTAAATTTCGACTCTTTGAAAATGAATACAAACTGTCATAATGTAACCTACTCTTAATCATGGTATTCATATGAAGAATATCATGTTCTATGAATTCGACTGGATTATAGTCAATAGCATCAACCATTTTGGTTTTATAGATCATACCTGATAAATAGTGTTTGCTCAAAAAATGTTCAACAATTTCTGTTACTGTCATGTTTTCTATTATTGTAATTAATATTTTAGGTTGTTCTACTACCACCTGATTGATTCTAGTTCCATCGACATCTTTACAGAAATTATATCTAATATTTTTAAATATTCGCCAGTCACTATTTTCATAATCTTGAACGTCGATATCCTTAAATAAGATATTATTTTGTAATTCTAGTATTACGTTATCACTAACACTATCCTTATGGTATTTATAATATGGTGAATAATGTATAACAGTGAATAATATTGCACATTGAACACTCACCACGTTCACTATTCGTATATGAGACTCTTTTTCATTTCTTTCAATAGAATCAAATATAAGACGAAGAGAATCTTCTATTTTTTGTTTTGTATAATTAGATGAAGCATACGTCTTTAAAGCATTATATGCGTCTATTTTTAATTGTTCCAATAAATAATCTCTTGCTTCATTTTTGGATTCTTCTGGTGCTGATTTATCAAAAAGTATGTCACAATTTCTTAAGTATTCTTCTTTTTCATCTTTCGAAAATCTTTTTCCACCAGTAAACATGTTATATTAAATATATATTATATTGTTATTTTATTAGACATCAATGGTTTGAAAATGCTAAAGAAATGAAATTAAATATTGTATGTTTATCTTTTCAAATTTATAGTCACTCATAAATAAAAATATGTCTGAAGGAGCAATATGTAACTGTAAAAAATACGGATTTGAATATCATAATATCGAATATTATAAACTAAATAAAAGGTTAAAGAAAAGCTATAATAAATATTATATAAATGAGTGCTTCAAACGCTGCCGCTAAAAAACGACGTGCTATGATTCCATCTAATTCTGGTGACTCTGTTCCAAATATTGGTGGAAGACCATATGTCAATTCTACTCAACAAATACCAGTAAATGCCAGTCAAAAAATAAATGCTCCATCGAATGCCCCTCAAACTCCACAACAGGGATTTACCCTTCAACAAGTTATATCAGTTATCGATAAACGATTGGTAAACCTAGAAATAAATATAAGTGAGTTGAATAAGAAACACGTAACAGAAAAATTATCGAGTCCATCAAATATTACAAATACGGCGGTTCTAACAGAAGAACAAATTGAGTTTAATAACCAAACGCGTGAAAATTTTCAAATGATTAATGAAAATATGAATGAATATGACAACCGTTTTGAGATTTTAATAAATGAAATAGCCGATATAAAGTCAGTAGTATTAAAATTACAAACTTATACTATGGATGTTAATAAAATGCTTTTAGATGAAAGACAACAGAACACGGTTGAAAATGAAAATAATAAAAATAATGATACACAACCACTTATACTTAATGATAGTTATTCTTTTTCAAATAACCAAGATGTAACATACACTTTATTACCTACAACAGAAGATAAAGAAAACAATAATAGTAACAATGATTCCGAAGTTAACTATATTACAGATTCAAATACTCTCATTTGATTTTTCTTATCTATTAAGAATTATAAATCAGCGAACTGTATAACTAATATTTGTGGAAATATCAAATTATTGGTTCATGGAATACAAGATATTTATATAAATTGATATATTGAATTCAAATGATATATGTCAAAAATATCTATAATAAACTAATTTTTTATATAAAATTCGTAAAATATATAAAAAATACAATAAATATAATAAATATAATAATATGAAGTCGTTTTTGTCAAAGTTTTCTAAAAATAAAAAAGAGGAAGTTACTATTTTAGACGATTTTCAATTCAACTTCCTATTATCAAATACAGTTTATATACTACCTACAACGAGTGATAATATATCAAATCGAATATTTATAGATTTTGTTAATTTCAAAAGGTTTATTAACCGTAGTCATTTTAACCAAGTTGTCGATTATTTTATAGGATTGATTATCGAAATTTTGAAAAAATATGAAACAATTGAACTACATTTGAATCTTAAATCATTTTCGGTGACTGCTGCTGAAAAATACAAAGATTTAGTATTATTATTTTATGAAAGATATCAGGTTAATTATATTAACCGCATCAATTCAGTATATGTATACAATACACCTCACGTTTTTGAAACAATAAAAAATATATTTGTTACACTGTCACCACTTTCAAAAACATTTGATTTTGAACCAGTTTTATATTCTACAAACGAATCACCGAACAAACTAACCGAATTATTAAAAGAACGTATATCTAATATATACAATTATACTGGAAACGACGAAGATGACAATGATATAGAACAAACCATATAAAGATATTTATTAAATTTATTAAAATAAAAAATATGGATTTAAAAATTAAAGATTCTACAAAAATAGATATATTTACTACTATTTTTCAAATCATAAAATCTATTTCAGAACAAATATGTATAAATTTTACAGATGAAAAGCTATTTATTCAAACAATGGACCCATCAAAAGTTTCAGTTCTTGAAATATCAATTAAATCATCTTGGTTCGATTTTTATTCTTGTCAAGAAGAAAATTTACAAATAAGTTTGAATACAAATATATTACACAAAATTCTTTCTTCGAAGGAAAAATCACAGAGTATTCATTTTGAGTACAATACAGAAGAAGCTGGTAATGAAGATAAATTATTTGTTAACATGGTTGAAGTTTTGCCGTCTAGGGAACTTAACACAAATAATGAAGGAGAGACTATTCCTGTAATATCCGACATTTCAAAGAATTATAAAAATGTATATAATCGATATTTTGAAGTTCCATTATTTAACCTAGAACATGAGTTGATGGAAATTCCAACAATCGAATATGAAGCAGAACTTTCACTACCTTCTGTAAATTTTGCTATATTAATTCATCAGTTAAAAGGATTCGGTGAAGCATTAAATATAAAATGTAACGAAAATAATATACAATTTATATCAAAGTCGACTGAAAATGGAAGTATGCGTGTAGAAATAAAAATTGACGAGCTGACTGGTTTCTCTATAATCGAAGGTGAAAATATAAATGTGTTATTTACCCTTCAATATATCAATATTATATCTGCTTATAGTAAAATTTCAAAGACGGTTGAGTTGAAAATAAGACGAAATTATCCAATACGAATTGATTATTTATTTGGAGAACAAGAAGAAGGTAGTATAAAATTTTTTCTTTCACCAAAAGTAAATGATGAAGAAGAAAATAATAACTAAAAATATTCAGTATTATTTGACTTTTAATTTATAATTTACCATTTAGTTTTCTTTACATTTATTTGTTGGTGTCCTTTTTTACGTGATTTATTTGGATCGAATTCTTCTTCTTCATCATCATTTCCCAATCCTTTCGATAGAGTCCAGAATTCTTCACTCCCTAATTTGAAATCGGGACGTTTTTCCGCTTTATACCAAAAAACTTGATCGGTAATTTTATTACTTTTGGCATTATTATGAATAACCATACATTCATAATTTTGCGAGGTTTGATCAAAAACACTACAGAATGATTCTAAAGATGGAAACATACTAGCATAATTTTCCCATAACCTTTTACGATTTTGTAAAGATGGTTCTCTCAAAATGAAAACATAATCGATATTACAACGTAATATAGGCGGTATTCCTAACGCATATTGTAAAGTTATTACCAAAAGCACTTTCCAATGTCGTCCATTAAGGAAAAGGAGACGCATTAATTTGTCACGCGTCCAACTACTATCATATAAACAATCATCCAAAATACAAAAACAACGGGGGTCGATACTCGTTTTTTTATATAGTTCCATTTCACGGGACATTTGTTTCATTACTACTTTTTGTCGTCTTAAAACATTTTCAATTAAAACACTGCTATATTCATTATGAATAAATAATGCCGGAACGTGACTAGCGTAAAATCCATTTCCTGCTTCTGTTCCAGAAATAACAGTTCCTATAGGGACATCTTTATGATGATAAAGAAGATCGCGAACTAAAAATGATTTTCCAGTATCACGTCTCCCTATCATAATCACAACTGGACCTTTTGCCTCTTCTGGACGAAATGTTATTGTTCGCATATCAAATTTACGTAATTCTAAAGTCATTTATATATAATAATTTACTTAAACTATTATATTTAACGAATTTATATTTTGAGTATTTTCTTTTATTGAAAAATATCAATAATAACCGGATATAACATATGTATAATCATTACCCATCAGTATCGTTTTTATTTTCATCCAGTTTGATAATACCCGCACAAATATGCTTAGTAGATAAATAGCGTTCAAAATGAACTGTTCGTCTCCGTAAATTACAAGACAAACAAGCTATAACTATATTTCCACAATTATGCCCATACGTATTATCAAGTCGTTCTATTGTCCATTGTTTTGGTTCTCGAACATATTCATATAGTATATTTGTTGGTTCTTTACAATAAAAACATATCATAGAACATTCTTTCAATTTATCTAATATAAATTCAACTGTAACAAATTTCGAAGGTTCATATTTATTTTTTTTTATATCTTGTTCTTTATAACTCCGAAGTTTAGCTTTAATCTGTGAATATATCATATTTTGATATTTGTCTTTAGTCAAAGATTCTCTAATAGAAATACAATCTCTGATAAGAGAATCATAACTAATCGAATTCAATAACAATAATTGGTTACTATATTTCAATTCATCAGATGAAAATATCCACCGTTTAGTTTCTGTAATAACACGTTTTGAACGTTCTTTTTTCATTTCTATTTTATTGTGTGCGTTTGTTGATACTATAGAATCTAATTTCGAATATTTGTTATGTTTTAACGTTTTGAATGATACTATTTTATTTGTTGTTTCATCTACGGATTCCATTGTATTATACTATGTTATTATTTTACTCTTTTTGATTTTTATTCGAATGATAAATATGATATTCTTTATATACAACAAAATAATAATAACTTATATATATTTACGAACAATAGATAATTCTTCTTCACTCAAAAACACGATTGGAAAATCAACTATTTCAACGGTTTTCTCTTTAATATATCGTAAAAGCATTTCGACAATAGCACATATTCCTTTTTGTTTAATATTGATAGTATTTTCACTCGTATAATTATTTATTATCAAACGGGTTTTATTGATTTTATTAAAAAAATCAATATTACGGTTGAATAGTTCGACATAATAATTTAATATTTCTATAGAACGTTGTTTTCCAGCTTGTGTTATATCAAACCCTTTATTACGCTTATTATTCTTATCGCGGATTTTGAATATACCCTTTTCTATAAAACCAAATATATTACTTATTCTTTCTTTTGGAACAAAAAACCTTTTTAAATCTTCTAAGAATGGTTTCGTATTATATTGTTGTACCCACGTATTTTCATCCGTTAATGAATATACAGTCAAATTCATTTTGTCATCTGTGAGTGCAAATGTATGTTTACTACTTTGTAATTCTCTTTCTTTGAAATATTCAAATATAAGTTTATTTAATTCATTATATGTATCCGATAGTCGTGGTATTAGTGATGTATTCAATGTAGTTGTTTTATTATGAAATATTTCATCCAATAATAATAATTTCTCTTTCAAATTCAAAGAGTCTAATAGTTTGTATATAGAATATTTAACTATTGAGTTTGGTTGAATTCCAAATGTGGTTGTCAAATGGTCTCTTATAATTCGAATATTCATAGCTACTGTTTGTGATTTTTCTGGAATAATTTCTATATCATCTATTCTCGGTGAAATAAGTGTAACATAACTCGATTCTATATCATCTATTATTTGTACCAGTTTATCTTTTTTACGTGTTTGTTGTGCTATATGAATGACTTCGGGTTCTGGTGTTGAACTGATAAAAGGAATAGGTATAGGTGGAACCAGAGAACCGGGAATATTTTTTGGTTGAGTTATAGATGGAGGCGGTAGTGGGGGAGCAAATAGAGTGGATTCTACCGTATTCGATGGTGGAGGCGGTAGTGGAGGAGCAAATAGAGTGGGTTCTACTTTATTCGATGGTGGAGGCGGTAGTGGGGGAGCAAATAGAGTGGATTCTACCTTATTCGATAGTGGAGGCGGTAGTGGAGGCACATACTCATGACTACTTAGACCTAATAACGAAGAAGATACTGATATTTTACTTTTTTCAATATCTTGTTCATCCTCTTTGAAATTTGCTGGAACTTGGTAACTTAGTTCGTTTCTTCTGTATTCTATAGGAACACTTCTTTCATAAATAGATATATTTTCATCGGTTAACTCAATCGGTTGAAATGAATATATATCGCCTTTATTAACCAAATTACCTAAACGGTCATATTTATCAACTAAATATTCATTTTTATTTTGAATAAGATATGTTAAAGAACTATAGATTTGTTCTAATGGATACAAACGTTGAGAATTTAATGCATCTATAAGATTTTTTCTCGTATAAAATGTATTTTCTTTAAAAAGACCACGTATACGCTCAATAATTCTTGTATTATTATCACTAATAAATTCTAGACCGAATGTACTCTTATCAGCAATAAACGCCGGATCATCAAAATCTATTTTTTTATCATTATTTTTTGGTAGATGACATTTAAATTCACAATTATCCATATAGTCACATATATCTGTATATGGTTTATCACCAACTATATAGTCGATTTCTTTTCCACCTTCACTACTTATTTGAATTTTGATATTTTGATTTTCAACTAACTTATTAAACTTATCGATAGAAAAATTAGTTTGACCTATATTCAACATACAATCAACCGCGGTTTCTTTTATAATACGCGTTACACGTCCAATTTGAATAGCTTTTTGTTCTGCCTTTCTATAAACATAGGTATCCGCACATTCTTCTTCGATACGGTTTGGTAAAATAGAAGAATGTAAAAAAATTTCAACATTACGTTCTTCAAATGGCAAAGAACAATGACTAAGATTTCTAACACCACGACCAATAATTTGTTCGATACGATTCATATTATACCAAGGTTCCATTATGTGTATTTGTCGAATATTACGAAAATCTAGTCCTTCAGCACCAGCACGGGATATAATAACAATTTTTATACGCTCTCCGTATTTATTATTTTCACTAGTAATATGTTTTATATCTTCATTGTTGCTAGGAGAAAAAGCAATGTCACCTGAAATAATAGTATATTTTGCGGGTTGAAAAACGGCGGAAGTATCACTCATTTTCAATTCACTACGTGTTTTCATAGTTATAGAGTCAACCGGTTCAGTTGGTGGTGTTTGGAATAAAGATTTCGTATAAGATGCAGTACCAAAACGTGTTATTCCCATTTCTTCCAACGCAAGACAAATAGGGACTATTCCACCATCTATGTATTGTGAATATATCATTATTATACCTTTGGACGATTTACGTATTATTTCACAAATATTTGATATTTTACCACTATATTTTGAAATATTATCACGATGAAATATACGTCCATATTTAGCAAGAATACCTGGTTTATAATTATAATTGAATTTTTCAGGCTGTGTTGTGTCTGAAGAATTATCTTGATAGTCCATTATTTCATCTAACCCTTTCTTTCCAACTATAAATGAGATTTGATCAATTGATGTTATACCTTCTGATTCCAATATACGATTCGGATATATAATATTTAAAGATTGAATTGGAAATTGTAACTTATTATAACCGAAAGCATCAATTGACGCATCAACTGTCTCATCATTTAATACCGTATGTGTATCTAGAGTTGTAGGTTCTACTGGAACACCTCTAACTATTTTATTACTTATTTTTTTAGAGTTGATTTTTTTAGTTATCTCGTTTTTGTAGTTTGTATCCTCTATATCACTTTCATTTTCATCATTTCTTTCTACTATTATTAATGATGGAGGACGTGAGTTAATATCTATATTTTCTTGTTCGTCTTTTTCTCCATCTTTTTCTCCATCTTTTTCTTCATCTTTTTCTCCATCTTTTTCTTCATCTATATAGTTGCTTGTTTCACTATTACCACCACTTAATATACTATCTTCAGAATATTCAACTACACCAAATGAATCAACTGTGTCATCCATAAAATGTCGTTTCTTTAAAAAATCAACAATCATATTATAACCTTTTTCTTGAGATTCTCCAACATTATTATAATAAATAGGAATGTGTTGAACCGGTGTTTGTATGACTTCTTCGTTAATTTGATATTTTGGTGGTGTGAACTGTATATCAGAATGTGTTTTATATATTCGAAATGGAAATGAATATGGATTTTCACTACGAACATAAGAAACATAACCAGTGAGTTTACGTATAAGGAGTTCTCTACCATTTTCTTTCCATCGATTCATAGGATCATCTTTATTAACTATTTCTTTAAAGTTACCAGATTTGTCAAAAATATCTTTTATTTTTATCAAAGAACGTTTATCATTAATATTCAATAAATTTACCAACCATACAATTTCACGATAAGAATTGTACATAGGCGTGGCAGATAAAAGAAGCAGTCGTAAATTAACACTATGTTCAGCAATCTGAAAAAGAAATTTAGCTGTGCTTTTATTCTTGTTATCGTCAACTAATCGTATATTATGAACTTCATCGACAACTATGAGACGATTATTAAATGTTTTTTTGATATTTTTTATGCGATATCGTTCGCGTTCTTTTTCTTTTACAACAATTGTTGGTATAGCATTTATTTTTTTACTAGCATAATTTGAAAATTCTATATATCCCATAAATTCATAATATGTGTTTATAATCGACTTTATACTACTAATCACTTTTTCTCTTGTCATACCAGTCAACTGAGATGGATTAACTTCATTTATAAACGTATTTCCAACACATGATTCTATATTCCATATACCATTTTTTTGTTTCAATTTTGATTCATTAAATAACTGGAGACGAAAATTATCTTGGACATTTGGAGATGCTATAATGATTATTTTATGTTTATTTAATCCAACTTGTTTCATATATTTTCGATTTTCTTCAGCAATACCTATAGCACTACATGTTTTACCTGTTCCAAGTCCATGATATAATAGCAAACTGTTGTAAGGGGTTTGTAATGAAAGAAAATTCTTTACGAATATTTGATGGGGTGATAACTCAAATACCGCATTACATAATTTGTTCGATTGTTTCCTTATATCATATATATTTCCGTCATATCTAAATTCATTGAATTCTTTACGTTTAGCTATTTTTGAATTAAAATTCGGATCATTCAAATCTGGATACAAAAATGGAAATTCATCTTTTTGTTCTTTTTCATTAATCTTATATTCGAATTGTTCTTTGAAATTTTTAGATTCATTACTATTTAATTTGAATTTTTGTTTATCTAATTCTTTTGAATATTCATCTGTTTTTAAAGAAGAAGAATCAGTAATAAACGCAAATACTGGTTTTCCTATTGGTTCTTTTAATTTTTCACTTGTTTCTTCTTTCGATTCTACACCTGATTCTTTTTCATTACCATTTATTAAATTTTTGATATATTTATAAGGTTCTTCAAAGAATACTGGTTCTTTTTCATTGGTTGGTTGTTCTATCTTCGTCGGTTCTTTTTCATTGATTGGTTCTTCTATCTTCGTCGGTTCTTTTTCATTGATTGGTTCTTCTATCTTCGTCGGTTCTTTTTCATTGATTGGTTGTTCTATGTTTGTTGGTTCATTATCATTGATTGGTTGTTCTATGTTTGTTGGTTCATTCTCATTTGTTGATTCTATTTCGTTGATTGGTTGTTCTATATTCGTCGGTTCATTCTCATTTGTTGATTCTATTTCGTTGATTGGTTGTTCTATATTTGACGGTTCTTTTATGTTGGAGAGTTCTTCTGTATTCAACTTATCAGGAATATTTAAATTTAATGGGTTTTTAATAATAAATATTTTTTTCTTTGGACGTTTTGTTTTTATAGGTTCACATAATCCAGTGTTCTTATTTTTGTGAGTCCCATTACGACATCTTGTATTTTTTGATTTATCTGATTCATTTGTTGTCGATTTATTTTCTGTCTCTTTTGTCATTTCTAAATTGGTTGGTTCACATAGTCCAGTTTTTTTATTTTTTCGTGTTCCTCTTTTACACCTTTTATTTTTTATATCTGTATTTTCTGTATCTTTTACA